CCGAACCAAATGGTCCTTGAGGATGTTTTCCTGCTCGCCGAGAAAGGCCTTGTGGTCGTTGCTGATGCGCTCCTTCGCCTCTTGGAACACCCGTACCGCCAACTCCTTGTCGCCTTTCACGACCGCGACAATGGCACCGAACGCCGCGCCGATGGTATTGGTCACCGCGCCCCAGACGTTTTTGCTCTCGTTCTTGAGCCATTCGAACATCGTGAGCGTTTCGTCGATGAACTGAATCAGGTGCTTGAGCGCCCACGAGAAGAATTGAATCGCTTTCGGTCCGACGTCGTTGAAATACCCCGCCAAGCCCATGAGACTCGGCATGACCGCTTTGGCGATATTGTCGTACAGGGAATCCATCAGCAGATGCGTGGCGCGCATTTCGACCTGGAATTTCTTGCTCGCGGCGACGTCTTCCTGACCGAGCACCAGACCGTATTGCTGCGCCAGTTGTTTGGCTTGATCCATGTTGTCGTGCAATGATTTCAACATGGTGATGGATTCCATCCCGCCGCGACCCATCAAGGACATTGCCGCGCGATCCTGGTCGACGCCTTGCTTGAACTGCATCAGGAAGCCGTAACTGTTCTCGATGAGCTGCGCCATCGGCAGCAGGCCGCCCGTGCGCGCGTCGTTGACTTGCATGCCCATCGCATGAAAGGCGTCGCCGTTCTGGCCCAACACGCGCAGCATGCGTTGCGACATCGACACAAGGTCGCCCGCGTCGCGACCGGTCAATTTCAACGCGACCGCCCAATTCGACGCTTCTTCGGTACTCACGCCGAGCACGCGCGACAGGCGCCCGACCGACCCCGCGAATTCGTTCGCTTCTTCGATGACGTGACCGAACAGTTTGCCGCCGGCGACCACGCCAGAAACGGCGCGGATGGTGCTGAAGAACCCTTCGACTTTTTCCGTCACTTCCGAAAATGCCGATTTCATCGCGGCCGTGCCACCCTTGACGGCGGCCGCCGCTTCGTTCATCGCGGCGACCAACTCGCCGATGTCGCCACCAAATTTAACGCGGACGTCGTTGTCGGCCATCAGACGGGCACTCCGAATTGCATCATGGCTCGGATATCGTCATCGGACGGTGGCGGTGGGAGGTCGCTCTTGCGCGCGCCGCCCGGCATTTCCATGCCGAGCGCGACCGCAATCCCCGCCACGCATACCTGCAAGGGCGGGATGACGTTGTAATATTCATTGATCGCTTCCAATCGCGGCAACGTCATGTAGTCGTCGATGTATTCCCACGTCCATCCGAATGACACGATTAGGTGGCTGTAGACTCGGCCCCAGTCGATAGGCTCTGCTTCCGAATCATCGCCAGGGCCAGTGCGTTTCCCGAGAGCCCCGACGCGCCCAACACGGCGGCCATGAGCGCGCCAGCATTGCCCATGTCGACCAGCTCTTCGAGGTCGTCGCGCGAAATGTTCGGGTAGTTGCGCGAGAGCGCGGCATGAATGACCGTCATCAACGCGTCGAGCGAATTCGCGTCGAAGTTGTCCACGGTCACGGTGCGAAACGATTCGAGGATTGGCGTGAGCAACCGCACTTGTTTGAGTGAAAGCGGAGGCACGGTGTAGCGCGTGCCCCCGAGTGTGACCGGAACCCCTTCGAAGCGAACCGAGAAGTCCGGGGAAACGACGGCGCCAGGCGATTGGATTTGGTTTTCCATGGCTGCGTTACTCCGACAGGCCGTAATAGAGGATGTTGCCGCCCGGGTCCGCGAAGGCTTCGAAGTCGAAGTCCGGGATGAGGAAGTCGTCCAGGCGCGTGGCGAGCGTGAACTTACTGCCGATGCAACCCGGCAGGATCCACGTCATGTTTTTGCCGCCATACGACATCAACAGTTCGAGACGAAACGACGGCGCATAGCCCATCGGGACGTTGACGACGGCTTGCGACACGCCCGTCGTGGAGGTCGCCGTATATTCGAAATTGATCTGCGCCTTGATTGCGGACACGTTGTCGGCCGACGAAAAGGTATAAATGCCCGTCGCTTCGACGACGCTGTACTGCCCGGCCGCCGGAGCGGACGCGACGCGTTTCATCGGCAGGCCGGTCGTGCCGTTCACCACACCCAAGTCCTGCACGAAAACGGGCGTGGAGCCTTCGAGTAAACCTGTGTATGCCGTCACCGGCGTGATTTGAAACGGCGTGCTCGGGATGGCCGTACCACCCGTGGTGTCGTTGAACACGGCACGGATGCCCGTGCCCGATCCTTGACCGAAAATCGCGATGTTGAGCATGATGCCGTTGAAGCGCGCGAATTTCGCCTTGCCAGAGACTTTGCCCGCGCCGCGACCGACCGCGACCGGGAATTGGTTCGATCCGCGAAGCAATTTGGTATCGAACGACATGTCCAAGGAAATATCTTGGAGCTCACCCACCTTGAGCGGGGTGGGATTCGATACTGCATTTCCGGCGTAATCGGCGATCGGCTTGACGAAGACGAGACCGGCGCCGAATCCATATTGAGCCATGCTGGTGCCCTCCTAAGCTGCTGTGAAAATCGACACCGGAACAGTCGCGACGGTGACGTTTTGGAACACGCCTTCGAATATCTCGATCTTCCCGGCCTCCCCCGAAATCCAGGCGTGGTGTACGAGGTTGCCGAGCGTCTGCGTGGCATTGCCGTTGGTCGGTGCCAGCGCGTTCACGAGGTAATCGATCATGGCGTTAAGAACAGTGGTCGACGGTTGGTTGGGATCTCGGCTCTGCGCGACGTACAGAAAGAGATCAAGGGACAATTCCCATTTCGGTGGTAAGCCTCGTTGCTGAATGGCGCGTTCGGCGGTTTGCACCTGAAACAGCGCCGGCATTTCCTCGGGCTGCATTTCGCTGAACATGCGAAAGCGGCGCGACGCGGTGACCAGTCCCGGTGTGAGCGAAACGAGCTCGAACAGCGCGACGTAGATGGATTCGCGCGGGATGTTCATTTGTGGATATCCGCCGCCTGGCCGACGGCCGCGCGCATGCGTTCGATGATTTCGGGCGCCATTTCCTCGAGGGTGCCGCGCATGTAGCGTTTTTCGGGGATATCGACGCGCCGCGTGAATTGCGACACCAGAATTTGGTGTGACGTCACCAGGCGGCCGTAGACTTTCGTGATGCGGCGCATATGTTCTTTGACGGTCTCGACACCGTGAAACCCGAACTCGTGCACGCGCGCATATTCGACATTCGTGCCGCCCGCGATGATGGTGGCTTCTGCACTGCGGCTGCCTTCGGTCGCGTAATCGGCGTGGATCGACCCTTTGAGGTGTCCACTGATTTCGCCGAGCAGTTGGCCGGACAGCTTGTCGCCTTTGACGATCCCGACGAACTTGGTCGCCAGGACGTTGATGGTGTAGCGCAGCGCCTCGCTTAATTGCGGCACGCGCTCGACGAGCTTGGCGGCGGTTTCTTCGTCGCCGTTGATCGTGATGGTGACGAGGCTGGCCATCAGTAAACGATCGGTGCGACGGTGTTGAACGGCTGCAGGAGCGAACGCGTGCTCTCGCTCATGTCCTTTTGGTCGAACGTGATCGACTCGGGGCCGACGGTGTTCGACAGTTCGCCCTCGCGGTGGCGCATTTTCATCTTGCGCACGACGAGATCGATGCACGCTTGCTCGATGGCGGCGGGCACAGTCAGAAACCCGGCCGTGTAGTCGATGAGCACATTGCGGCGACCGCGGGTGAACGTGTAGCCGACGAGGCCGACCATGAGGTCGTCGAAATAGAAGCCGGGACCGGGCGCCGCCCCTGCGCCGTACGTCGTCTCACGCGGGATCGACACCCCATCGATGACGACCTGATTCACGGTTTGAATCGGGATGTTGCGCATCATCATCAAGTCGCTGTTATTGCCCGAACGCCGCTCGCTGTATTGCTGGACGAGCACCGTGCGCGACAACTGCGCCTCGATGAGATCGGACGCGGCCGTGATAAGGCGCGCGACCAGGACGTCATAAACCGGCGAGTTCGTCGGCAGGTAATTGCGAACGGTCGCGACGGTCGTGAAGTCGGC